TAATGCGGGTCGCTTGCGGTGCAAATCCAGCAGATTATGCGCATTCACCGGCACCGCAGCGTTTTCCGCCCGACCCAAATCCTCACGATGCGCATAAAAATAGCCGGCAGTAATCAGCATGGATAAAATATTGTAAACCTTTTTAAATGCTGCTTTTTCCGTTGATATAACATTAAATAACTGGCGCGCTGGGGAAATTTCCACCAGTTTATTTGTCAGCGTTCTATCCCACTCGCTCGGTGCAACAACACCTAATTCGCCATCTTTAGTCAAAGCCGCATTAATTTCGCCAGAACGTAAATAACTTGCCATGGCTGCACTGCGCGCAGCAGCTTCAGGACTTACCCCGCCTGCCCCGTTCATCTGTCCGGCAGCGATTTTTTTCGCCATATCATCATAACTGGCCTGCAACTCTGTAATCGTCTGCTTTAATTCCGCCTGCGCCTTTTCCCCTGCACTCAATTGCTCGCGCAGCGAATTTACCTCACCGTTCTGCTTGTTCTGCCATTCCTGCAACCCTGAACGAATACCATCAATCACCGCTGCCGGATTACTCCCACCCGCTTGGGCAAAAACCTTAATCGCGCCACGGTAAGGATACTGCTTGCCGTTTTTCTTCATCATAATCAATCCTATTTATTTAAAAAATTCAAAAGACTACTTGCACTTGTTAAGAAATCATCGCCACCAGCGCAAGGCTTGGCAGAATCCTCAGCAGCGCGTGGCATGCCATGGTTTTTATTCAATGCACTTAACACCTGTCGCCGTTCTTTGCGCGACATACCTTGTTGTGCCAAAGCCATGTCAACCAAAGCTCTGGCTTGTTTACCCTCATCATCCGCCACCGCCCGCTTTTTCACTTCAAGCCGTCCGGTAGCCAAACCGCATTTCATGGCGGTTGTACAATCCAACCATGTTTCTTTGTCCATCATGGCCACAACTTCATCCAATGCTAGATGTCCGCGTTGCACATAAAGGTCAGCCATGGCTTTATCAAAAACACTCAATCCATCAATTACCCCTTGCAGGTCGTGCCGATTTCCCATAGCCAGACACCATGCATTGTGAATCATCAGAAACGCGCCGGAGCCAATCAGAATTTCATCTCCCGCCATCGCAATCACAGAAGCCGCACTGGCCGCCATACCCACCACCTGCACTGTGACTTTTCCCGGGTGCATGCTTAGCTGGTTATAAATACCCACCCCCTCAAAATAACTGCCGCCCGGGCTGTTGATATTCACCACCACATCATTATTACCAATTCGATTCAATGCTTTAGCAACGTACTCACAATTTCCATTACCCTCATAGCCACCGATAACATCATAAATATTAATCACATTACCGTTATCGTCATCTTGCGCCTTAATACCCGCCGACCACTTCTTGGCGGCCTGTGGCGTTAACTCATACGAAACCTTTTCCGGAATCGTCTCTGCATTCAGTTGTGGTAATTTAATCAAGCTCATCTGTTTGCCTTTTTCTGTCCATTTTCTTAAGTGTCATCGGATTCTTTAAACTGTCAGCATCCTTATCCTTGCTACAGGGTAAGTCACAGGTACGCCGTACTTCATTCTGTGTCATCCATGGCTGCGTGCCGCCGGCACCCAGTGCCCTGCTGAAATACTCCGCCTGATCCTTAAGAGAACCATGCAGTAACGCCCCGATATTGAATTTAAATATTTTGCCATCGTCATCAGACAGTAATACCCGCTCCAGTGCCTGTTCCCACAACGTCAGCCATGGGTTTAAACCAAATTTAATAAAGAAAATCCCCAGCTCATTAATGCCTGAGCCCCAAGAAGTATCATCCAGCATCAATAGTGGCCGTGGCACCCCGAAAAAACGGGCGACTTCCTCTATCTGGTGCGCACGGTTTTCCAGCAACTGCGCATCCACCGCCGTACTCGACCATTTGGCCGCCTTGGCACCATCTTCCAGCAGAATCACCCCGCCAGCGTTTTCCACACCGCCATTAGCCGCACTCAGGGATTCCTGCAGGCGGATAAAGCTCTCATCAGTCAATGCTTTTGGTACCTCAACGGCCCCGCTGGCCATCACCCCGTGTGCAAACGTCCGTCGGGTGGCTTTCTCCGCACTAAAAGCAATCCCCAGCGCTTCGCGTGCCAGCTTTACCCGCGAAATACCTTTAATCCCGTCTTCGGAATAATCACGCAGATGAAACACCTCATCCGCACCCATTTGCGTCTGCTTGCCATTGGTGCCGGTATAGGTATAACGCAGCGACCAGTCGTCCAGCTGCTCTACCGCTACTTGTGTCGGGTGCATCGGCACCAAAGAAACCACCCGCCTGCCACTGCGTATCACCCGGGCATAGGCATTGCCATATTCCAGCAGATGCACTTGCATCTGGCGCTTGAACTCATAAGCTGTCTGCCAGTCATTCGGCTTTCTCTTGATTAGCCGGTGCAGGGGGTCATCTTTCAACACCTCCTTTTCATCCGTGTCTGTCAGCAGCCTGATGGGCAGATAGGCGATGCATTCCGAAATCACATTCACACAGCGGTTGAGTGCCGAATTCATCAGCGCTTTATTTTCCCCAATCCGCACCCCGCCACTACTCAGACTATTATGGATAAACTCCTTAAATGCCGGATCATCTACCCCGTCAAATACTTGCGCCCGTAAACCCTCGCCTCGAATGCTCCGCGAAACATGCTTGCGCGCTTTCTTATCTTTCTTACTCATAGCTGATATATCGAACCCCGCGCGTTTCATATACTGATTTATCATTTCTCGGTTCGGCGTTCGGGTTTTCGGTCAGAATATGCACCGCATCCAGCATCGCCATCACTGGGTCAATCTTCGCCCAGCCACTTGCCTGTTTAGTAATCAGTAAACTGTTAGAACGTAATTCAGTACGCGCATTAGACATCGACCACGCCATCATGGCATTATCTCCATGCTGCAATGTCCCCTCCGCCAGCTTGCGCTCTACCGTCTGAATCGCATTTTTTAACCGCCACCCCTGCGTCACTGCCTTTAATAAATCCTGTGGTACACCCCGTGCCAGAATCGCATCAATAATCTGGCCAACACCGGCACTGTCCAGTCCGATTTCAATTAATAAACCGCGGTCATAAATGTATTTCACCATATCCGCAACTTCCTCAATATCGGCACCGACATTCGGCACAATCGTCAGCTCACCTGAGGCAGCAAAATCCGCCAGCGTAGAGGCAATACTTTTGCGCCGCTCCAGCGCAATCGGCGACGCCCACGCATAAGCCCATACCAGCCATTGACGTGGTGCCCCTTTTCGTCTACCGACCACCGCAATAGCCAACAAATCATCAAGCCCACCACCATCCACACCGATGGTCACCGCCTCGCACGCGTCCAGCAATTCATCCAAGCCGTGCATTTGGGGGATTGTGGTTTTTTCCCAGAAACTGGCTGCCAGCCATGTATCATTGGCTAGCGCGATGGAAATCGGCACATTCAGATGTTTAGCCCAGAATTGACGTTCTTCCTCAGGTTTGCCAGTTTTGGCTTTATCATAGAGCTGTAAAAGCTGATCAACACCGACCGACGCCCCCAGATTCGGGTTAGTGATGTAGAAATTTGCCGGATTCATATAGGCTTTGGATTCCAGCATCGACGGCGGGAATTCATACAACACTGGTAAGAAATATTTCTGAGTAATTTTCCCATCACGCACCGCACGGGCACGGCTTAATAAATCCGCAAATACCCCGCGTGGTGCCTCATCGGAATGAGTAGACAGGTAAATAGTGAAACCATCCGCCCGTGACACCATACCGCCCGTCACTTCAGTGAACATATTCACCGCATTAGCACGCTTACCGAACAGCCACACTTCCTCAATTAGCACGCCGGTGCCTTTTACCCCGGATACTGTGTCCGATTCTGCTGCAATAATCTGTAGTTTTGCATTCGTGCCGCGATGAGTAATCGTACGGTTATGCTCCTGCACCTGAAAAAGCTGGCGCAACTGCGGGTCAGCATGAATCATCGCTCGCGCCGGATTAAAACTGTTATTGGCTACATGTTTAGTCGGCGCAATAATGTAAAACTCAGCATCCCGGCGCCAATTAAGCACCAACGCCGTTAGCATAATGCCCGCACTGTAGGTCGATTTGGAATTTTTCTTACTAATCAACAAAAAGAACTCATTGATCAGCCTTACACCAGTATCAGGGTTGTACGCCCCGAAAATCGCCGCCACAAAATCAAATATCCACTGTTTAGAAACACCCGGGTCACCAATTCGCGGTTCACCCGGCACATCACATAATTTCAATGCCTGAAAAATGCGCAATGCGGCATCTGCCGATTCCTGAAACAGCGGCGGCGTCACAATCAGACTTTGCCTGTCAACAATCCGCTGCTGCCAGTCAACGCATGCTGTGGTCCATTCCGGAGCCGTGGCTTGTACCAGCGCGCTCATTGCAACCTCCTAATAGAAGGCGATCGCAACGGCGCAAACGTATTCGTCTGTAAAACCTCTTCCGCTGCCGCCTGCTGCGCCTCTTTCTTACCCGTCTCGCCAACCTTGCCGTATTTGTACGGCAATACTGTTTGCAAACTCCTAATCTGCGCTTGCGTTAACTCAATAACACCCATACCCGCCAGCGTCAGCAAATCGCGTGGATCAAGTAACGAGTAACTCCTGTCACCAATCGCTACTTCTAACCCCGTTTTAACAACCTCTTCACCGTAAAATGAATTAACCGGTAATGCGGATACCGTATCCGCCACTTTTACCGCATCATTCTCTAGCTCTTCACCCTGTTCAACCGCAGAACCAGCCACCGGCGCACTTAATTGTTCGATATGTGCAATCACGTCAGGGTCTTTACGCAACCGGCTCCCCGTCGCGCTGGCTGTTTTTTCACTATAACCAGCCTTTATCGCTGCCTCTTTATTTGACAAGCCATCCACGATGGCACGTGCGAACAGCTCTTTTTGCTCGTTCATAGCCATTGCAGATCTCCTGTTAAAAAAAGACGCCCAAAAGCGTCTTTAACAACCTGTTTAACAATCTAAAATAGGTATAAATTATTAAATTTTCAGCAGAAAATGTTGCCTGTTAAAATGCTTTAACAAGTTAAAAGGGGAATTTTTTCCGCGCATGGGAGGGCCGCGGTGTCCAGTTAAAAAAAACATCAGACTTTCACCCACCCCCCTACATTAAACTATTGATACAATCAAATTAATTCAAAATTTATATTACTTTGTTAATCTAAAATCATCATCTGTTAAATGTTGTTTAATCTGTACATCACCTGCGTGCACTCTCTCGCCTCGTCTTTAATTGATGGCAGCTTCTGCATAACGTCTGTAGATTACTCAGCTCATCCGTACCACCTGCCGCAATGTTCACAATATGATCTACCTCCATACCCTCAACACCAATATGCCCACAGTACTGGCATGTGTATTTGTCCCTTAACAACACCGCCTCACGCAAGCGACGCCATGGCCGTCCACCACGCCCACGTCCCCATGCACTAGCTTTACCCTTGCATAGTCTCGGAGATGAAAGCCTGCTGTTACAACCCGCAGGCGTCAGTCGGCTAGCTTTAGCTGTTAGCTTCATATTACTATCCCACCTATCCAAATAAACAAAAATGTTTAAAAAATTACTTGTAATTATAAACATTTTTGTTTAAAATAAATTATATTCAATTAACAATAAGGAAATGAAGCAAAGTGAATTTTTACGCTGGTTGGTAGCTCAAGGGGTACAAGTTAAAGATGGAACTAAACATTTAAAACTTTACTATGCTAATAAGCAATCAACATTACCCAGACATCCTAGTAAAGAAATCCCTACGGGTCTGGTTAAAGCAATAAAAAAACAATTGGGATTGTAGTAATAGCCCTCTTTACGAGGGCTTCTATCGCAAGCTTTGCTCCATTTTTAAAAAATCTTTAAGGTAAATACAACTATGCAATACCCTGCTTTAATAACCCACGATGATAATAGCTATACGGTAACGTTTCGTGATATCCCCGAAGCGTTAACCTGCGGCGATACTCTTGAAGATGCTCGTGATATGGCCGCTGATGCGCTATTAACTGCCATGGAATTCTATTTTGAAAACCATCGCCAAGTCCCGCTACCATCAAAAAAACAAAAAGGTGAGGAATTAATTACCTTACCTCTAAGCGTTGCTGCAAAAGCTCTTCTACTTAATGAAATGATCAAACAAAATGTTTCTAATGCAGAACTAGCGAGACGTTTACTTACAAGACCTCAAGACGTGCAGCGACTAACAAACCTTAATCACGCAACCAAAATCGATACAATTAACTCCGCGTTAAACCAATTAGGCAAACACCTTGAAATTAGCATTGCCTAATCTTAATTGCTAAAATACAAAAGCCAGCGATTAAGCTGGCTTATTACTTAGTACTAACAAATTAAAATACAGAATCCACAATAAAAAACCCGCCAAGGAGCAGGCGGGTAAAAGATGAAATAGTAAGTGTATCAACTAAAAAGGAGAACAATGTTAGTACCTTTCAATTGGGTGCAGCAAAGCTGCCACCGGCACTAAAAAGCATTAACTAATTGTTAACTAGAAATATACTAAATATTCAAGCCATGCGCAAGGGTGAATTGTAAAAAAATTTATCAAAATCATCACATTTTTGCATATATGCCCAAAACAGCACCAAAGCCCTTTCCACCTGTTCAGCCCATGTCGTCCTGTTAACCATAGCGCGATGACGTGCAGAAATTGAACGGCGCTTAAAATAAGGACTTTGGCGCCCATACTCAATATTAAGCACATTAAATGCCTCCCGATTGTTTTGCGCCAGTAACAACAATGCACATCTTACCAACACAAATACCTCAGGCTTATAGTGCACACCATCAAAAGCATAATCCCTGATTACCCTATCTCTCCCGTAACGCCACTCAGTACTCAGACAATGCCCTTGCCGCTTCCGGTCTGCCATAGTTCGCTCATACGCAGTCAGCACATCTACAGCAGTATCTATGCTACATTTTGATAACATACGCGTCTCCCATCAGTAAACTTAACATCGTTTTCAGCTCCCCATGCCGTAATGTATTCAATCAGGCTTGCCATGCGCTTTACTCCCATCTGCGATGTCGATTCCCTTAAGTTAATTACTTCTCCCTCAAGCCCTATCGCCATTTCTGCTTGCCCTCCTGTCGCTATGCAGTGCCCACTTACGAAAATCATTTTCCACTGCTCTATCGTTAGCTTCTTCCCGCTAAATATCTTTTGTTTTGCTATATCTCCCAGCATGGCATGCAGCTTTGCATTCTGCTCATCTGATCGGATAACGCTTCGCACTTCAATAAAAATTTCATCATGAGCATTCAGTAATTTACCCGAAAAATCCCAAGCTAGGGTCATTACATCCCGTTTATTTTTTTGGTTAATTCTGCGTTTGAATCTTTCCGTCATAGCAACTCCCGCCTTTTTCTTTATATAACTTCTCTAATTGGCGTAAATCGTCCTTGCTATAGTGCTGCGACTCGTTATTACATTCCAATAACTCTACTGCTTCGTGTCCAATACGTTCAATTAATCTTATGCGGTAGCTGATATGGTTGCCGCTTAAATAATTGTTGCAACGCTCACATTGCCCATGGCAGTTGTTTTCATTAAAGTGCAGGTTAGGTGCTGAGCCTACTGAACGATAATGCCCTGCATCGTAACCGTTAGGTGTATCAGGCAAGGGATTACCGCAGCTTATACAAGGCTAGTCTTTATCTCTCATTCTGATAAAGGCATTAAATGCTGCCTGTGCGCGCTTTTTTAGCTGTGGTAGGGTTTCTGATGCGTGCTTACGGGCTTTGGTTATTGCGCGTTCTCTCCGCTTTGCTGTCGCTTGTGCTTTTTATTGGCAGCCTCACGGTTTTGCTTATTCAGTGCTATAGCGCAAGCTGGACTACAAACAATCTGTAATGGGCGCAGCTTTTCAAATTCCGAACCACACAAGTGGCATTTACGCTTGGGTAGTTTCCTTGACTGCTTCATTTCCTTGTCCTTAATCTTTCCATCCGCATAAGTTCTTATCAGCGTTTTTGTCGCTCAGCATCTTTTCTGGCTATCCACTCTTCCCGCTGTCTTCTCTGCTCTTCCTCTATTAGCTCAAATTTGTCTTTTGGGCATTCCCTGCAATAAGGGAAATATTTCCATCTCTCATCAAACCGACACTAGCCCCAACCGCCTTTTTTTATCAATTCATCGGTGACGTATTCGCCCTTGTGATTTTTTTTTCAGTATCCAGAGACGGCAAGCTACGCAGGTGGAATGGCAACACATATTCAAACAACAAAATTAAGCAGTAGCCGTTTGTTAAATTCTACCGGAGGTAAATAGCCCAACGCGGAACGCCATATTAGCAAAACGGGCTGCTGAAGATACTATAGAAACACAGGTTGTATTACATGATGGACGCGAAATCACCTGTCTTGTTTACAGGGGGTATCGTGCCGGAGGGCTATCCTGCGACTGGCATAACACACCGCAACCTAAATAACCTTAAGCAAACGTAACAACACACACCAGCAATCTGCTGGATTTTTATTAATGGAACAACAAAATGCAACCACGATTACTTAGAGTTGCGCAAGCGGCAGCCTATTGTGGCTGTAGCATTAATCACTTTAAGGCTCATATTGCGCCCCATATACCAGCGCAGAACTGGCTATTTGAAAATGGATCAGTTTATGACAAGCATGACATAGATAAATTCATAGAAGATAAAAAAACTGAAAATCTTGCCGAAAACGAAAAAAAGAATAAAAATGCATCACGTGGCAAGCGGCTTTGTTTAAAGAAAGGAAATACTTTATGGCCGCAAAAGGACTGTCAGGACTTATACTCCGCAACGGAATCTGGCACATCAACAAGCAATATCGAGGCAAAACAATTCGCCGAAGCACTTACACAAGTAAGAGGAAAGAGGCGGAAGCTGTCTTAATCCAGCTTATGGCTGAAATTGATAGGGTGAAAGACTTTAAAGAACGCCCTGTTTATACTTGGCGGCAAGCAGCAACTAAATATCTTCTTGAATGCAAAGAGAAGCCAAGTATAGACTTATTAGCCTTGCAGCTCGAACATCTGGATGGCTTTATAGGAGATTTACCATTAACACAAATACATGATGGAACCTTGCAACCTTTTATAGAGCACCGAAAAAAAGTCGGATTTAATAGACAGGCAAAAAATGGGGTAAAAAATAGGACGATTAATATTGCCCTTAATTATGTAATCGCAATACTAAATTGTGCCGCAAGGTCGTGGCGCGATGAAAATGGATTAACTTGGCTAGAAACTGTACCAAAGATCACAAAACTGGATGAGAAAAAGCAACAGCGCCCACCTTATCCATTATCGTGGCTTGAGCAACGAATTTTCTTTAAAGAACTGAATGGACGTTTACTAAATATGGCTATCTTCAGGGTTAATACAGGAACCCGCGAACAGGAAGTATGCAAGCTTGATTGGCAATGGGAGGTTAAAGTGCCTGAACTTGATACCAGTATTTTTATAATTCCGGCTGATTTTGGCGGTCGCACTGGCAGAGGTGGTGTAAAAAAATACTGATGAAAGAATAGTTGTACTCAATGACGCGGCTAAACAAATTATAGAAGCCCAACGCGGATTGCATCCTCAATACGTATTTCCATGTAACGGAAAGGCAGTTGGCCAAATGTTAAATAGCGCATGGAAGAATGCTAGGAAGCGTGCAGCAAATAAATATGAGAGAATAACCGGATCGCCAGCCAATAAGGGCTTTAAAAATTTGAGAGTTCACGATCTTAAGCACACTTTTGGCTATCGACTAAGAGCTGCAGGTGTATACGAGGAGGATAGAAAAGATTTGATGGGACATAAATCCGACAAAAGTGTAACTACACACTACTCAGCACCAACGCTTGAACGCATGATTGAATTGGCGAATAAAGTATTGGAAACTGATCCTCAGCAAAGGAACTCCCTCACCATTATAAGGAAGAAAGCAGCATGA